TTAGCGCTTACAACGTCTCTATGGGCCTGTATGGTACCTTTTTGGGGGTTATATCTACTTAGGACGGGATATAGTACACATAGGGTGCTAAATGAGGAAGATGGGTGTGAATTATCGGGACGGTTTTAGCATAGCTATATGTGTCCCTAGCAACTTGTAACTATCTCTTACATGTTGGGGGCTAGTGTCGGGATGTACGTTGTGTTGACATCACGGGAGGATGTGTCTGGATAATGAGGGAATGGGTATATGGGATAGGTGCGTATACAAGGTATTGGGAAATTGGCTGAGACTGTCGTGAGTGGGTATGTACAAGCATATACACGTAGTTTGGGTGGTACGGGGGGGTCACACTGGTGTATGTATACGGTACAGTACTTGCATGAGGTAAGTAGTAGGTCCGTGTAAGTGTAATACACATTATGTAATTTAGATTTCAATTTGTTTTGAATGTTTTACTGGGAGGGTACACTGGTGTAGGTAGTCGGCATACTATATGCTATAGCAATAACTATACCTAGCATATACACTAGTATATCTTGGGTGTATGTGTGATTAACTTAGGACTATATACACGACTATACTATATGTACAATGGTACAGGAACTGTACCGTCTCATGTACAGTATGTGTAAGCACAGGGTATCAGGCACGTGTACAAGATCGTGTACATTATGTACTAAGGCACTGTACAAGATAGAGGGGAAGGTTAATGGACATACTATGGATACTAACCTATACATATTGTATAATGTATTATCCCTTGGGGGATTGATTAGACGTAATGACTATATGGTTCACATGTACAGGAACTGTATCAGACTCATGTACTGTACTAAGGTACTATATCAGTCTGTACATCTGTATACAGTCTATATAGTACTATACATCACCGAGGCAGCAAGTCTATTATATCATAGATTGTATACATATGTCAAGGATAGGGGGTAACTATTTAGTAGGCCTTCTATAAGCCTCTGTAAGGTATAGTATATGGTAGGGTATAGTAAGGTATACCTTAGTCCTTAATCCCCCTTAGATAGGCTGTATGGAGGTCTAAGGGGTACTGTATGCTAAGACTATATACTAAGCTTTACTTAGACTCTAGTAGTCTGTCTAGTTTCTTCTCTATACGTCTTATGTCTTCTTTGATCTCTGACATCTGTATACGGTTAATCTCCTTGGCTATACTGTGCATACTCTCAGGTATCTATTTCTCCTAAAACACATCATAGTAACTCATGCTTGATAGTTTATCATATCTATTAAGCCTATCCTTTAGTCCATTATAGCCTCCGTTAATAAGCCTAGTGGCCTTACGAACATCTCCTTCATCGGCTACTCTGTTCACTCCCTTCTTGTGGAAGTAAGCTAGTGCCAGTTCCACGGCAGCTTCGGGGTCCTTAGCTAGTTCAGGATAGGTTATTAAGTCGATGCCCGCTAGGTTGCCGTAATACTTATAATTCCACCGTCCTGTCAGCTGTATGATGCCACGTCCATGAAACTTCTCGCCGTCTCCTGGTTCGGTGTTACCTAATATACGGCCTACTCTTGTGTGGGTTCCGTATTTCTCTTCGAAGGTAGTATTTCGGTATCTTCTCTCTTCTAGTGTTTTGAACCCAGCAGACTCGTGTGCCATCTGAGCAAAGAACATACGTATTCTTAAAGCATTAGTAACTCCATACTTTTCAAAAGCAGGTTCGTTCTTTACTATTGCTTGTAGTATGTCTTCCCTTGCAGAGGGGAATAGTTCTTTTAATCTTTCTATACTCATAACTATCTCCTAAACTAAGTCATCATCTGAAGGACCTAAGTTCCAAGGCGACTTCTTATTTAACAGCCCTCTAAGGGCCTTTTGTTCCATATCTTCCTTCTTTTTAGCCTTTAATTGAGCTTCAAAGAACTTATATACTTCAGAACTGACAGGTAGCTCATATTCCATCTCCATGTCATCCTCAATAAGCTTGTCAGAATATACTTCAGCGTATTTTTCCATATCTTTCTTCATCTTTTTAAAGTTCATCTTATTTATCCTCATCATCTAAATACGGCTTAAACTTACCCTTGGATTTAAGTTTGCCCTCAGATACATCTATTATACCTTGCTTTACCTTCGACTCTGTTCTTTTCTTTAAGTTCTTATCTCTTATGTAATGTACTATGTACATGACTAGTAATGACATAACATCTCCGATCTATAAGTCATTATTAATTAATTTAGTGTACTTAAACAGGATATCTACACTAACATTGGAGTTAAACAAGTCAATAGGTCTTTTGTTAAGAACTTGGTCGTAAGTATTTAACCATTCTCTTTTAAGCTCAGAATCATTACCGAATCTAGTAGTAAGTTCTTGATTTAGGGCTTGGTACAGGTCAAATCTCATAATAAACACCTCAACTTCTTTACATACCCTAAGTATATACTAGATTAAGTGAGAAGTCAAGGCCCTGCTTAGGATGCCGACCAAGACTTGTCTTTTCTTTCTTTCAACTCCTGTATACGCAGATAAGCTATCTCTTCTATCAGATGCAAGTTCTGAGGAGTAGGTGCATTAGTGTAGGTAAGCATCATCTCCGACTCTGTAGGATAGAACTCAGACCTAAGTTTCTTATCATAAAATATTTTATGAGTACCATTCTCACTTACTAGCAACTGACCGTCCTCCACTAATTCCATTTCATGGTCGTGTTGCTGCTTATCCAGAGGACTTATTTCTCTTGGGTCCTTCATTCATCCTCCTTAGGTACTGCTTCAGCTGAGTTCTCTTCAATGCTCAGAAGAATATAGTGCAGCATAACCTTTCCCTGCTCCACTTCTCTCAGGTCGAGACTTTTAGAGTTAGCAAACTCGGGTAAGCTGCGTATTACATTAGCAGAATTATTCTCTAGTAGTTTCACATACCTAATGAGAGATTTAATTGCCTTTAAAGATCCCTCAATCCTATCTTGCGTAGTATCTATCATATTTTATTCCTCATTCTTAGATGGCTTAGCGTCAATGGTGACAGGTGCAGAGTTTCCGTAACTAGACTTTGCTTCTATTGCCCATTCTTCTAGATCTTCTGATAGTGACGTTATGACTCTCTTGGCCCTCTTAACTGCGTTCATGTCGATACCATACTTAACTGAAATCTGGGCGACATCTACTTTACAGTTGTTCTCTAAGTGATATACCCATCTGCTCAGCGAGTTAAGGTCCTTGTACTTTTGAATTGCTAAGTCTAAGTGATCATATTTAAATTCATTAGCCATCGTTATTCTCCTTCAGTTTGTTTATCAGTTTCTGTATCTGGTTTACTGTCTCTATTACTAGCATAGAGATTACGAATATCGGGATCAAGAATACAGCGACCACATTTAGTGCCACAAACATTAGCAAGATCAGGATTGTTTTCAAGATCCTCTTCTGTAATATTGTTACATATGCACACATACATTACGTTTTCCTTCTTGTGTAAAAGTTTTTAACTACCTTTTTTATGTATATATGTAAGTCATTTGCAAAGAAACGTCTCCACATATACCCCCTAGTAACACTGACTACGGTTAATGATAATGTAATTATCGTGTTATGCGATGGAGAGATAGGAATCCCTAACATAGGAGCCAGCACGTACTGCATTATGATCCAAGCTATAACCATTCCTGAACCTACATTAACAACTGCCTCTAGCAGGCTCTCCAATCTACTCTGTTCCATCTCTACTTACTCTATCTTCTTTGCCTATGTTTCCTCTCACATAAGCTGTGTAAAGCATGGCTGCGTTTGCCATTAGGTGCGCTGCATGGTGCAGTCCACTATCTTTAGCTAAGTCCTCTCCTGACTGTAGCCTTAAACTGTGTCTCATACATGCTGCAACTCTATCTTTTATGCTCCACGATGTGCTATCCTTCCCTATTTCCCAGTTATGTTCTGACCTTTTAAGTGCTCCATCCTCAAAAGCTTCCGACATTCCGTAAAGCGCTTCCGGAGGAATCAGGTCAACCCTAGCTTTCTCAATCTTCATAACTCACTCTCCTCTGAATTTATGTCGTCCATCTCTTCTGAGATCATGAAGAACAATTCAGAAAGTTTCTCCATATCCTTATTAGCCATGCTAATTATGGTCATCATCAGGTCGTCCATAACCATATCTTTTCCCTTGAAAGACTCGATTAGTTTCTTATTAGAAACGCTATATTCTAAAGTATGGCTCGAATCGTCGGAGGGTACTACTCTTTCTAACCTAACCGTATATACTTTAGGAGGGCAGACATCCTTTTCTAGCCTCTTTAAGTCTCCGGCTGAGTAATAATCTCTTAAGTATATTACTTTACCCATCATTATTTCCTCTTCATCTGCCTAGTGTCTTTCCATATATGCATACATGACATACACTTGTACTTCTGGAACCGGCCTGTCTTAGTGTGGTATATTCCATACTTCTGACTGTGGTCCTCTCCACAACTCGGACAAACATCTCTGTCTTGAGCTATCGCTTGATGCATTCCGTTATTAGTTATGTAAGGCCTAGTTTCTATGAAGATTTGATCAAGTTCTTGAACATCTTTCTCGCAGTACTTAACCATTTTATTTAGAGCTTTAGTGCTTCCTTCCATAACTTCTATCCAGTCTCTAAACGACATAGAGGTCTTACCTTCGTAACCTAAAAACTTAGCTACATAGTCTAGCCGATTACTGTTCAGGTTAAACATACGTCTAAAGTCTTTTAAGGTATCGATCTGAGGTACGATGGGCAGCGGGTTAAGTTTATGGAACAAGTTACGTGCTTGTAACCATTTCATGTCAAACTTATCGCCGTTATGGGCTACCATTGCATCCGCTTCTTGCATTACCTTTGCAAATTCCTTTAGAAGTTTCTTATCTTTGTCCCCTTTCTTCTTAGGGTCCCAAGCAATTGAATGAACTTTCTTATCACCTGACCACTTGTAGGACACACAAATTATTTGCCTCTCTTCTACTATGTTCTCATGTCCGATGTTAAGTTTATAACCTACGCGCCAACTGTATACTACGTTAGGGCTAGTTTCCAAGTCATAAATTAGAATCTTTAATTTCTTCTTACTCATCCTGGCCTCCAAGGGGGTTAAATATATAGACATCCACTCCTTCGAATATCATAAATAGTTCTTCTTCCGTAAGAATCTTCTTCTTTACGCAAGTATTACGTATGGTTTCTTTAAGGATGTGCTTTATAGCTGCAATATGTTTTGCGGCTTCTGAGCCTTTTCCTGAAAATGTACCGGAGAAATCATGATACATTAGAAATGCTGCAAATGACATGTCAATTTCGTCAGCTGCACACGCTATAATAGCTCCCATGGAATAACTGGGTCCCTCTACTTTCGCTACTACTTTGGCCTTTGTTTCTTCTAAAGCGTTCATTATCTGCACTCCGGTGTGGACTGAACCTCCGAAATTAGCAAGATGCATAACTATAGTATCTGTAGTTTGTAGTTTACGTATGCCTCTAAGCAGATCGACGTAGTAGATAGCTGAACCTATCTCGTTAGAGAAATAGATATGGTAAGTGTCGCCGTTTTTATCTAGTTCATACATCTGGGTACGTTTAACCAGGAACGGACCTAGCTTGGCAAAAGTTACGTCAAATACGTTCGCTGCATTAACTGGGTACCACTGCTCTTTAGTCTTCTCTACATGTAAAGCCGACACGTAGCCTATGGCGGATACCCCTAGTAACACGGTGAACAACACAATTAGTCTAGTAAGTTTATGCATAAATGCTCCTATTTAATGCTAGTAGTGCAGTCCATCACTGCAAGATTCAAGTCTGATGACTCCACTTTTATGTTTAATATTACTGCTCCTTTCAAGTTAGCTCTATCGAACTCTGCATAACTGAAGTCTGAACTCTCCAGAGTAGCTTCGCTAAGATCTGCATCCGCAAAATCAGCATACTGAGCATTAACTGAGAATAAGTTAGCTGAACTTAGGTTAGCCTCCCTAAAATTAGTTTCGAAAAGGTTAGCTTTGCTCAAGTTTGCTCCGGACATTAAAGCCCCTATAAAGCAACTACCACTTAAGTTAGCTCCTGTCAGGTTAGCTCCTTTAAGCATGATACCACTTAATACTCTGTCAGACAAGTCCGCTCCTGACAGGTCCATAAAAGCTAAATTAGCTCTACTTCCTATTTCTGCTTTAGTACTAAGCCATGCAGTATGATCGTCAAGTATTTTTGCTAATGCTTCTTTAGTGTATCTTCTCATTAGGTGCTCCAAAGTTGTGAGTTTGCTTACTACTAATAGTAGCACAGTTTAGTAAGTATGTCAAGGTTCATCGAACCAGCTATCGGGTATATTCTCGTGCGCCCACACGAAACCATTCTTTTCCGACCACTCTATTGCAGTCATTGCTTTTTTATTCCTTTTAAAAGGTACTTTCATGTGTGCATTTGACCACACAATCCTAAGGTCTACATCGGGGTTGCATTCTTTGACTGAGCACAACTTAGACAGTCCTTGTCCAAAGTTCCTGTGCCAACCCTTTGTTTCTATTAGTATTCCGTTTGGAAGTCTGAAATCCGGCTGATACTTCTTTGTATACTCTATCCGGTCCTCCTTGTCCTCGTATATGATCTCTATCCCTCTCTCCTCTATCTGACAGGCTACCTGCTGTTCCAGTTTAGACTTGTATTTCTTAGACTTGCTCATCGTCATATCCGTTATCTTTATCAAAGACATCTCTGTCGATCAGTATATTAGTACCTTGGTCCACTAGCGCTAGTAGTTGATCGCTTGGCATAGTTTCCATGGTTCTTATCACATACTTAACCAAATGAGCTGTCGCTAGATCACTAACTAGTTGCTCGGTATCTCTCTTCTTATCCATAATAAACTCCTAACTTCATCATACCTGGCCGCATCTAGGCCCTTGTGTTCGTATATTTCCTTAACTTTAGATTCGTACTCGTCTTCTGTATCGCAGCCTTGTAGGGCTTGGTAGGCCTTAACAGGACCATATCCACCTACTCCGGGAATATTATCAGCAGCGTCTCCCATCAGCATTTGTGCGTAGAACCAGGCCATCCCGGTACCGAACATCTTCTTAGTTCCAGAATTAGTTTCTTCTAGCTCTAAGTATCCGGGGTCCGAAACATAGTAAGGCTCTCTTTCACTCATTTCCCAATGCCATCCAGGTATCATTCTCATGTCCTTATCTGAGGATACGATTATGCACCTATCTGGTGACCTGCTTGCTATGATTCCCATCATGTCGTCAGCTTCCATGTCACTTACCGTGATCGCACTATACTTACTTACTAAGTACTCTTTCATCTTAGTATAATGTACTGGCTTCTTAGAGTCAACTCTATTTCCCTTGTAGGGCTTGGTAGAAGCTACATTATATCTAAAGTTAGAACCATCGTCCGAGGACAGTAAAAGAGTTACTTCAGTTATGTTATGCCTTTCCTTAAGATACCTCACATAGCCTCTAAGCATATTCTTACAATTATGTAGAGAGTGCTGTAGTGGTGGATTTGGGTCTGTAGACTCAGACCCGAACCCTGCTCGATACACTAAGATGTCAGCATCGATCAACACGTGCATATTAAAATACGTCCGGGCTGATAGACTTAACGGTAGTTGCTTGCTCTTGCTTCTGCTCTTCACCTGCATTAGGATTTAAAGAGACCTTAGCTATGGTCTTGGCAAGACGTAGTACGTCCTTGACATCCACTTGTTCCCCTTGTGAGTTATGCAACATAATAGCTGTAGCATGTGCCATAGAGTTCTGAAATACAATACTTTCTTGTCTTGCATCTCCAACTATTCCTACAGACTTCTTGGATGGACTGTACTTGCCTGCTGGATTAGCAGAAAGTCCCTCTATCGCTATATCCTTTTCTTCTGCATTGTAGATAGTCTTACCGTTGAACTCTTTTTCAGATACTTGTGCGGTTATCTGCTTACCTCTAGCTCCGAAAAAGCTCTTAGCTACGCCCTTACGTAAAGTGATGCGTGTCTTATCTTCTAGTACAATGTTATCAGAACGTTCGTTCTCATTTACAAAAGCTACTGTACCTGTAATTGTCTTCATACTAAACTCCTCAGTTTATTTAAACGCATATTTGCGTACTTATAGTACCATTATCGGACAAAAACTAAACTACTTAGCTTGCGCCCAATTCTTTCCTTCTCCGATATCTGATATCATCGGAACTTCTAATTTAACACATGTCTCCATTATGTGCTTAACCTTTTCTGCTTGCTCTAAGTTAAGCAGGGACACGGCAAGCTCATCGTGAACGCTGAATAGGATAGGTATTCCTTCTTTATAAAGCTGCACCATAGCTTCTATAACCTGATCGGCTGCGGAGCCTTGGATCAACTTATTCAATCCTTTATACTCGAAAGTAATCTGCTTAGCTTTTTCTACATCGTATATAGGGGAATCTATCCAGTTCTTTCTCCCTCCTAGTGTTCTAATGTATTTACGCTTCATTATAGTGTTCATACATTTTTTATTCAATGTCTCTAAAAAAGGCATTGCATTGTGGTACCTAGCTATAAGGTCCTTAGCCTGTGGCAGTGTCAATCCCAGAGACTTTGCTAGCTTGCTACTGCCCATACCGTAGCTAATTCCTAGATTAACTACCTTAGCTTGCGTACGGGTTATCCCGGCTAGCTCAGCGACCATGCTGTGTAAGTCTGTACGGGGGTTAGCTTTGAACTCCTCCACTAGAAGATTAGCTCCTTCAGCATCAATTAGTTTGGCGTAATGTACTTGAAGTCTAGACTCCTGGGACGAGAAGTCTAACGAATACCAGTTATCTCCCTCTTCCGGGAGGTACATACTTCTTATTAGTGGACCTATTTCCTCATCTCGTGCTGGGATCTGCTGAACGTTTGGACTAGAACAGCTAAATCGACCGGTCTTCGCTCCGAATAACCTAAACTCCGGATACACTCTTCCTTTTTTGTTTTCAGGAAGCAGTTCTTGGGTAGCTAATACAGAATCACAGAAGTCTCTTCTAGCTTTTTGATACTTTCTAAAGTTCTTAATAGCAGCCAGAAAGGGATGAGTGCCTTTGTCATCAAAAGAATCTAACCACTGTGATGTTATAGATGGACTGCCTTTTGCAGTCCTAGGGTACTGAACATTCTCTAAATCAAGAACTACTACTAAGTCTTTAGAGCTTCCCGGATTAAAGTCTTCTAAAAGTTCGGCAGGTACGTATTGTTTCATATGTATTAATGCACTCAGTTCTTTCTCGTGCAGAATGTCTCGTACCATCTTTACCGCCTGAATATCTATTCTAACGCCTCTAGCTCTACTTTCGATTAAAAGCTTATACACGTCAGAGACTTTTTCTATCCATTCTCTTTCTTCTAGCATCCCGTCGAATAGTTCATAAAGTTCCAGCGTAAGGTCAGTGTCTTGCTTAGCATATTTAGCCACTAAGTCAGGCCTTACTTCTGCTATTAAGTCCATGTTACATTTAGCAAACTTAGTAGCTCCTTTAATTTTATCAGACTTCCATTTCTCCGATCTAGGCCCTTTTCTTTTAGTTACTTTGTAGAGCCGGTGTCGGATGGCAGCTAGCCCCATGGGCGCGTCGCTCTTATTTTTGTTCAAATACTTTGAACTTAGATTATCTAAGCTATAAGACATCTGTACGTTGTTAATTAACTTAGCCATTATCATAGTGTCTATTAACATAAACTTACTTATGTCTACTCCCCACATCTTTAGTATGCCTACATCATACTGTAAGTTGTGACATATAAGAGTAGTAGCTTTAGACACATGAGTAAGTATCTCTTCTTTATCGGTAACGTAAATAGACTCTTCCCAATCCACTCTTCGGATGGCAGCACCCAGCACAGTCATATGGCCGTGAGCCCAGCCTGAGCCCAGAGTAAGTAAGTGTGGATCGACAGTCTCAAAATCTATTACGTATTTCATCTACAGTACCTCTTTCTTTACTGATATCTTACCTGAGTTAAGGTCATACTGGAAGGTATCACAGTATGCTTCTTGAGCGTCTCCATATCTGGTCTTAATTAATTTTATTGTACGGTCATTCTTTGTTTCTTCGTCAACAAGATTCCCTTCGATAGCGAGAATGTTATCGGAGAGTTGTCCCAAAGATCCTGAACCACGAAGGTCACTTCTTCGGACTGCTCGACCGTTCTCCCACTGAGTTTGCTCATTCGGTGGGTTCCGTAAGTGGGAAACGCATATGAAGCCCACGCCTGTGCGATCAATAAGTTCTCTGATCTTGGTAAGTAGTCTATCAAGGTCTTTACGTTCTCCATCCTTACTGCCCTCTAATCCACTAATTGCGATCGAAATATGATCTAGAAATATGAAGTCTGCTTTAACTATAGTAGCATAGTAATCTAAGATATTCAAGAGATCATCACTATTTACTGAGCCAAAATGATTGTGCACGTATAAGTTACTGAAATCCTTTATAAAAGACTCCTTAATCTCTTCTGTAACTAAATCTGTATCTTCACGCAACTTACGAGGAGACACTCCTGCGTGCATGGCTAGATATGAGTATATACTCTTACGCTGAGATTCTTCCAGTTTAATGTCTACTATAGTTTTGCCTTTGTTAATCACTAGGTCGTAAACCATGTTAGAACACCAGGTACTCTTACCACAGCCAGTTCCGCTCGCAAGCATAGTTAACTCTCCCTTGCGTAGGCCGCCTAGGTAGTGGTTTAAGATAGGGAACGGAATCTCTAATCCTACCTCGAACTTCTCATTAAAGTAGTCTACCTTTAAGTCTTTGATTGCAGTAACTCCATCCGGTCTCTGCACTTCTGCTTTAAGGACTGCCCATTTAAGTTCCTCTATCTTTCCAGCTACAAGCATATCGCAAGCATCTTTCTCACTTAGCTTAGCTACAGCTATCTTACCTACCGGGAACTTAGAAGCAAATTTCTGTGTAGCCTCTTTGCCTGCATCATCCTGATCGAAACAAAGGACTATCTCTGGGTAAGCAATAAGTTTCTTGTAATAAAGATCTGCGAACATCTCAGCACTGTTTGCTCCATTAACTAAAGAAGTAACATGAGTAGTAGGACCTACTGTTTGAGCTACAGCTAGTGCGTCCTCTTCGCCCTCGGTAATAATAATACGTTTCGTGTTAGCATTTAAGATCTGGCTTCCGAGAAAGTCTACGTTAGAGGCTTCGCCTAGCCACTTGATATCCTTATCGGTTGTTTTGAGTTTCTGTCCTACTAACTTATTGTCCTTATAGAATGGGAAAACTACTACCGCTTTGCCCATGTACTCAGAGATAGTAACTCCATATCTTTCACAGGTTTCTTGTGAGATATGTCGCTTAGATAAGGCTTTCGTTATTCCTTTTTCTAAAAGCTTAGATTTTTTTTCCATTTTTTGCACCAAATTAATATCTCCTGCAGAAGTATATCCGCAAGCAAAGCAATAAGAACTTTCATCTGCATAGATTATTAAGTTATCGCGACAGGAGTCTTTACATACTCCGCATTGCTCTCTTCTTTTAACCTTGCTCATAAACTAATATTCCCAATCATCTATAGTGTCTGAATAGTTCCAGTTTAAAAAATCGGTAAGTCCATCGTCGTCACCATACTCACTAACTCTTGCTTCTTCTCTGCAGTATCGGCAAAGGTCTTCTTGGCTTCCGTCTGGTTTAGTCTTTCTTTGATCACTGTTTGTAAGTACTCTATTGCACCCTACACATCTACTCATCTTATTTCCCTCTTTGTGAAGGATCTAATTGCGTTGTTAGCTATCGACCGTAATGCAACTAAATCTGTGCCTTCTGATTTAATCAATAGCTCTAAGTTATTATTAAATGGACCTACATAGTAATCTAAAAATGAGTGAGATATGTTGAACTTATCTAAAGCCAATGAAACGTATCCTACAGCTTCAAGTGGCATTGCTAATCTATAGTATTTAGGTTCTGTCTTTAATGTATACATGTAAATACTCCTTTGCTCTCTCAATTAGTATGTTAGCGTCTACCCTAAATATTAGACCATTATTCACTGCTATGTCAAGTGAATCCTCAAACCTTTTTAAAGTTTCTTCACTAGGCTCTCCATAGAAGTCAACCTGCGCAAGTATAGTGCTATTACTCATACTAGTCTCTCCAAATCTATGTCGTAGTTTTCTAGTATATCTTCCATCAGTTCGTTTAAGTTATTGACGATAGCCAAGGGCTGATTATAGCCATCATGCGAGTACACATCATAGAGGTTATTCAGAGACTCCCTTAGCTCAACTAAGGCGGCTATAGCCTGTGGACCGTGCATTGCTTGCTCAGCTTCTAGTCTCTCATCGACCATATCGAACGATAGCGTTATATTCATACCTATACCTCTTCAAAATATGTTGTATCAAGATCAGAGGGATCTAACCTGTCTGTAAGTTCTTCATCTAGATAGATGACTCCTGCACAGCAAAGAGAGGACACCTCTAGCTCCACTACCTCGTATCGCTCAACTGAGCCCCAGAATTCTGACTCTTCCACGTGAGGTACCCGAGTGACTTCTGCTGCGCATTTATTCTTACAAACTGAACAGTACATACACCTAACTCCTATAACTTGTCGTGATTGTGACTATGACCACGGATAGTTTCTATAACGTAGGCAATAGAATTAATACACCAGAACCACAAACTTACAGCTAACACATCGAGATAGAGTAAGTCGAAGTGCTTATTCAATACAAGCAATACCACAATCATCAGGTAGACTATAGCTTTAGCTATCTTATGATCTTGTTTGTAGAAGCTTTCTTGTTCTGTCATGGTCTGTGCCTCACAACGTCACCTCTTATACTCTAAGTATGGCACACGTCGTA